TTATTTGAATGATTATCTATGATACATTCAGTTCAATTATTTGTTAGGCACGTCATGAATACTTCATGGTGTATTGGTCTTATGGGGTTTTCTGTTATTTTTATACCTATTATTGGCATGCACTTAGTGCATAAATATGGTTGGGAGCACTGGGAACCTTTCAGGAAAGAACACAAATGAAGTTTGAAATGAATATAGAAGACTATACTATTGTCTTAAATGCATTGCATTACTATAAGAAAGTTGAAAAGTATCCTAGTTTTTCTCAATTTGACGAAAAGAAAATTAATAAGTTGAGGGATAAGTTAGCAAACCAACTGGTTTTCCCTAAGGATACTGCAGAAGATACTTATCCTGAATATAAATCCCAGCAGTATAGGTATGACTAAGATAGAACATAAATTTAAATACAACTGGGGTGGAGAGGATACATATTTTACTAAATTAAACCGTTGGGCAGAGAATCAAAAGAATCCAATCATACGTCATCTTGTTTTGGGTTTTCTTCAATGGTTATGGGAGCATTGGGTGGATGGTAGAGTTGACATGGAGATGGCATCAATTGATAAACAGGCAGAAGATATAGTTCAAGAATGGGAAAGTGAAGACCCTAAACCTACAGTGAAATCTTCACCATCAGAAGTAGAAGGACTTGATATTATAAGTATATCAACTTTGAATAGAAACGATAATTCATAAATAGACAAATAACTCTAGTGTAACTCATCATTTGAGGATTTACCATGAACCCTATAGTACTAATAGGATGCCTTTCCCCTTTAGTAATTATTTTTATTGTAATGAAACTTGTCGTTTGGATGTCAGCTGTAAATAACGAACAAAATTATGTTAAACAAGAACCCTTCAGAAAACGAGGACCATATTTGGAAAACCCATATGCAGACGTTG